TCTCCTAGTTAAGAATCGGGGGCAAGTTGCCCTGCCCCGTCATCAGTTGTTATTTATGATGGGTCAGCACCTATACCGCCAATACTACCAGCAGTAGCTTCTGAACCTAATGCCACAATTGGCTTATTATACTTAGCTTCTTGACTTAATGGATAAGTGCAAAAAGCTGCATTAACTGCTGCAACTCCAGCAGTAACTAATCCAGCGGCAACCCCATTAGAACCAGCATCAGTAACAACCATCTTTACTCTTAACATACTGCCTTTTGCAATAGCTAAAGCATCAGCGGTTATTTCTGGAGTAAGATAATTTGTTGCATAGTCTTGAGCCGCTGTTCCTATGTCAGTCCAAGTACCATTACCAAATGTTCCAGCAGTTCCAAGAGCAGCTCCAGCTACAAAATCAGCATCCACACCGCTAGTTGCAGGATTATACCACTGCCAACAAGCCGTTATTTGAGCATCTCCAGTATCTCCAATCTCAAACGACATTCCATTATTAAGAGGACCTATACATAAAACTTCACTATAATAAGTATCTGTGGCATCTGCACTACTTGCTCCAGGGTCAGCCATAATAGTATTAGCAGTGAATTTTACAGTAGAATCATCAATCGCTTCAGACCAGTTTACGTTTAAATTGCCGATTGGGTGGGACCCCGAAGGGTCCCCACCAATTCCACCAATTGTTAAGTTGCTTTGGTCAGCCATAATCTACCTCCTAACTAAACTTCAAGATAGCGTGAGTTTCAGGAAGAGAAATTTCCAGACCACCTTCTGTGATTATCTGGTCACGCCTTCCGTCTTCGTCATTACCCTGAATGTTAGTTTCAATGAAAGTATCACGACTTATACCATTTCCAGCAAGTGGACGATATGCAACATTAGCCATATCTACACAAACTGCATAATTTTCCCAAGGACCACGAAGAAGCGGCTCTTGAACAAAATGCAGATTACCATAGATAGTATTAACTACAGTTACTTGATGTCCAAAGGCACCTGGAACATTTGCAATATCCAGAGAGTACTGTGAAGAACCCACTGAATTATTTAAAAACGAACCAGAACCTAACTTGTTAAGATATGTAATCACTTTACGTGAAGCAAGTACGAGTTTGTTTCCAGAATTGCCACTTTCAGGAGCAAAGAAATCTTCCATTGCATCCAAGAAAGCATCATATCCAGATGAAGCATAACTCATATTATATACTTTACCATTTGCTTCAGTATAAGGTACAATACCCCAAGAATAACGAGTAGGAGCTGTAGTGGTTGATGTTTCAGAAGCACCAGCACTACCTACACCAAGTAAGAATGCTTGTTCTAAGTCCATCTTATGTTCCATCAACTTCTCAGTCCATACACGTTTATACTCATCAGCTATACCACGATACTTAGTTGCCATTGCAGTACCAGAGAAAAGGTTCATTGCAGTTTTAAAAATCTGACAATATCCTTCTCTGTCGAAGATTGCATCTTCCCAACCAGTGGGAGCGGTGGAACCTTCAGCCCATGCAGAGCCAATTACTTGGCACTTCTGGCCATCCGCCATGGTAAAATCATTTGCCATGGTATCACCAACAACAGTACAAGCTTCAGCAGATACAGTAGTAAGGCCACTGTCAGTTTCGTGATAAATCACGGAATCGCCATCAGCCCAAACAGATGCAGTTTCTGCAGCAGCAAAGGTATCTGTGCCTTCAAATGTTAATGCAGAATTACTAATTTTAAGTCTACGTACAGTACTTGCATCGTCTACGATAGCAAATACAGCACCTGGAACTAAAAATCTAACATTATTATCAGTTGACGAAATTTGACCATATGAGTCATATCGTTGAGTTACAATAACATCTTCTCCTGCACCAAGAGTTGCGCCATGAGCCTTAGTGCCGGTATCAGATAATTCTTCAGCACCACCAGCCCATTGAAAATTCCGCCTTTGCCATTGATGTCGTTGTTCTAGAAATTTGAATACAGGGTCATCAGTTGCTTTCTTTGCTACTTTTGAAAGGTATACGAAGAAAGGAGACTGCTGAGGTGCAAGTTCTGCAACACGTTCGCCAAAATTAAAGATACGTCTATTATCATTAATTGAAACGCCTTGCGGAGTTACGCCTGCATTCGGTGAATAAAAATTTGCCATTTTATTTCTCCTTTTACAGAATTATTAAGTCCAAGGATTCTTAGACTTATGATTATTTATTAAGTCATCCATAATCGTGTCGGCATCATTTCGTGCAGGTTGGTTCCCTTGAGCGGGCATAACTCCCATAGGCGATGGAATTTGTTGCGCATTACGCGATTGTTGAAAATTCTCACTCGGACCTTTGGGTGCCTCACTTTGGTGGTTACCTGCCTGCCTCATACGAAATAATTGGACAAGATTATCCATTGAGATAGATTCTGGATTAGACATAGTCTTTATAAATTCATTAGTTTCATCAGGAGTAAATCCATAATGCCCCCGTACATGTTCAGAAATTTGTTGCATTTGACGTCCTTGTTGAATCTTATTCTGTCTTTGCTGTTCCTGTTCCTGTAAAAAGGTAGATTGCTTGTCAAGCTTTTCTTGCATTAAAGCTAAATCATACTGATGTTTTAATTCATTATATTGTCCTATGTCAGTATCCCATGATTCTTTCTCATCAAGATACTTGGCACTCTCACTAGACGGGTCAGACCACGCCTCTTCACGAGAGAACCTAGTTGGTTTTTTAGGAGCCATTGGAGGTGGCGGAAATTCTTGTACAGTTTCAGCGGCTTCTTCAGGGGCCTGAGTAGCTGGAGCAGTTTTAGTTGTTTCCAACTCCTGCTTTAAAGCTTGTAACTCATTTTCCCTTTTAGCTGCTTGTGATTGCCAATATTGGTAACGACGTTCGTCGTTTCTAGCATCCTGTTCGGGTGTTTCCTGAACCAAAGGAGCTTGCTCTTGTTGAGGAGCTTCTTCGGTTGTGTCTTCCGGAGCTTTTAAAAACGCATCTCCGATGGGTAGATTACTTTCATTAGAGCCTTCCTGAGCTGGAGTTCCAAAAGCATTTAGGGCCTCTGTATCAAAGGCATTGACATGCTGTTGTGCTTCAGTTGTTTGAGGGGTATCTGTTCTATTCTCTTCCATTCGTTTTACTTCCTTTTATTTGACTGCCCTTTGTCCGCAGGGGTTGAGTCTGGTTTAGTTGCTATTGCGATGTCACGCTTAAGCACGGACATTTCGTCGCCAAGACGTTTTTCAAACAGAGTAGATGCAGCCTTCGCTTTATTTGAAGTGCTATCCAATTCTGTTTTAAACTTCTCAACTTCGACTTTTTTGCGCAGATTAACTGCTTCCCTGTCTCGAGTTTGTAAGTCGCCTTTCAATTGTTTGATTTGGTCTTGAGCTCCTTCAAGTTGTTGCTGAAGCTGTTGAATCACATCAGTACGTTGCATGACGCCTTCCATATCGAAAACTTCTGTTTTCTTCAGTACTTCCTGTCTATCAATAATTCCTTTCTGGTACGCGTCCATGTAAAATTCAAGTTCAGCATAACGATTTGAAGGTAATGTGCTGCCAGACACATATACTACATCATATTTACCCACCGTAATGTTATTGATTACTTCAATTTCACCTGTCTTATCATCGACCAGTCTCTTATTGACAACATATTCAGTTAATGAATTGTTAGGTTGTACTACTCTGAAAATTTTTCTTGTCGTATAAAGCTGCTGCATTAAGGGTATAGCTATTTGAGCTACCCTTGTTAAGCCAGCTTCTATATCTGCTAATTTTGACTTTATTTTTCTTTGACCAAATTCATCTAAAGAAATAGTCGCTTTATATGTTTGAGGGGCAGCTTGTGAGTTGCCCATCATCATTTCATATAAACCTAATTGATGGTCTATATCTGATTTTGCTGTTGTTTCATTATGATATAGTTCATTTGGTAAGGGACTAGGCTGAACAGGCATAGGTGCACCATCAGTAGGGTCAAAAGCTATTGCCACCCCAGGTTGGGACCATTTCTCTTCAAACTCTTTCATATCTACACTACCTTCGGGAACTAATATCTTGACATTTGTAGATGTTGTAGCATGTGCAATAATGAGAGAACGTGTTTTATTGATAAATTCCTGCAATCCTTTTACCATTCGCACATCTGATGTCGGGTAAGGAGTTCTTGTATGGATGTTCATAAAAGGAACGATAGGATATTTTTCAATAGGAAGGATACGCGAGTACAGATATTTGTCTCCCATTATCACACACATTTTAATTCTTTGTACAGTCACTTCTACAACCTCAATAAATCCTTTTTCAGCAAGTTGCTTAAAAGTAACTTGCTCAATAGGTATTTCAGGCATTGGTTGTTCTAAAACAGTATTAGGGTCTTTTCCTTGTTCTGTTAGCTTTGTAGCCTCCTGTGCTCGTTGTTGTTGTATCTGCATTTGTATTTGCTGAATTAAAGCTTGTACCTTTGCTTCGTCAGTCATGACTTGTTTGCCATCTAGAAGCCAGGCAGGTTGTGCCATATACATTTCAAATTTATCAGCATCTAACAAATCTTCTTTATCAGAAAAAGCTTCATATACCCGATATCTTTCAACCATAACCTTCATATATCTCTCATAACCCCTAACATATTCCTGGTCAGAGACTTCCTTAATATCTTCTGGGAATGTTGCTGCAAAATCATTGGTTGCTCGTCCTGTTGACGCTTCATCCCAACGCATATCAGTATTGGCGTTACGAATAGCCTTTTCATACATAGGATACATTTTTATAGCCTGGTCTTTAGTAAACATCCTAGAAACAATAATATTTTCAGCATCATCTAAGAATTTAGAACGAGCATTAGGGTCAACATAAACATCCATAGGGTCAACATCATGAAAACAAACTTCACCTTTACCCATATCTTTTGTAGGGTCTTGATAGATGTTAATATAGCCAACACCCATTGTATAGTAATCATCTACAACCTGTCTTACTACTGATTGCCCATCAGAAACGTCATACATATAAGATAATAAAGCAGACATTATACTTGCCACTCTATTATCAGAATCTTCTCGAGGAGCACACCTAAATGATGGACGATTAGACGTTAACATGGATTTAGCTGCTTCTACAGCTGGATGAATACGATTTACTACGATTGGAGCCTGACCTCTAGCTAATAAGACATCTTCCTGTGCCTGAGTCCATTGTCGTCCTAATCGAAACTCTTTATCTTCTTTAGCATGAGTAGACCATTTTTCACGTTCTTTGGAATATGTATTAAATAAGGTATGAGTTTGATTAACAAACTCTTCGGAAGAAGTGTCTTTTGGGCGGTCTGGCATAGTCATAATTTACAACCTATTGGGTCATCCAATCAAGAACTTTTTTGGTAAAAGTCTTATCATCGGTGTTTTGTATCCATTCTGTACGCCTACAAGGCTTAGCTCCATCTAGGGCTGTCCAAATAGCGTCCATTACATCATCATGCTTTCCTTTAGGATAAGACATGAACTCTTTTTGAGGCTCTAGGTCTTGAGGACGCCAGTAAAAGTTACCTTTAGCGAACATTGGTACGAGAGAGAGTAACCGTTCGCTCTTACGCGTTCTGGGTTTAACACCTTTCTCAAGACCTGGTATATATAAGTCGTCATTCCTCATAATCTCCCTAACAGCCGTCCTAAGAGCCTCTTGGTATCCAACAGTTTCTATTTTAATTCTTCTAGGCCTATATTTCTTATACATATCAATAATCTTTTGTGGTTGCTTTTCCGGAGAGATTCTATCTCTAAAAATATCAATGGCATAATGATTACCCTCGGCATCAACTCCTATCAAGGCTATTACAAAAAAATCAGCCCTCATTGACAAGCTTGATGCAGGGTCTACACCCCCATAAACCTCAACTGGTATAATTGTTTCATCTTCTCCCACAGTTCTAACCATACACCCTTGACCATCTTTGATTTCAAAGTCATAATGATGTAATTTCATCCATTCTGGCTTAAAAGGGGCACTATCAGGTGATTGGGCAATATTCATATATTCCTGATAGAACCCATTAACGTTTCCTACAGAACGATATTCCTCTTCAATTTGAGTAATTCGTTCCTGTGGAAATCTTTCAGGCCAGATAGAATTACCATCTTCGTTTGTAATTGCATACCATAATACAATCCAAGCGGAGCTATCTTTTACCCAATATAAGAAACAATCTTCGGAAATAACCGTGCCTATCATTACGATTTTTCCTTCATCTGATAGTGATGGTATTACAGCTTCAGTCATCCATCGACGATTCTTAACCCTAGCTTCGATTGTAAATGCATTAAGCTCTGATTCAAAATCATCTACTATAATCAAATTAGGCCTTGTATCACCCTCGATAAAACCACGAACACGCTGTCCAGTTCCAACTGCGACAATTCTCGTGCCGTTGCCCAGCACTATATCAGTGTTGGTCCAACGTCTTGCAGTATTTGCTCCTAACTCTCCAAATAGCTCCCGAAATTTATCGGAATGATTTAGGTGGAATTTGATTCTTGATAAGAAGTTGATTGATTGCGCTTGGGATTCAGAAATGATGACTATAAATAAGTCTTCATCACTCCGCTTGAATGCAGCCTTCCAGAGCGGATATATTAAACTGGTTGTAGTAGATTTAGCAGTACCTCTGGGAGCAGCAATTGCGGCCCTGGTAACAGATTGGTCAGCCAAGTTTCTATAAATGTCATGATGGAAAGGTGGTATTTCTTTACGAAGAGCAGTAGGAAAGCAAATGCGCCCAAAAAGAGCCATATTTTTATATAATTTCTCATATATCTTCTTTCTTTCATATTGTTCTTCATAATCCATTATTTTAGATAATTCATTTTTTCAACTTCCTCTAAGAACCTTTTAGGCAACCCTTTTTCAAATACTTTTGTATTACGATTCACTAAGCTAGTTTTATCACTGCCTATAGCATGTTTTTTAATATATTTTTCAGGAACCTTAAATTTTAACATATATCCAGGACTATCACGATTAGCCCTAAGACTAAACATTTTTGCTATACCTGGTTTGGTCGTAGTAAATAATGATTCAGGAGCCAAACCGCTATAAACAGGGCTTTGGGTTTCGGCTACAGCCTCACCTCCTCCTACATAATTACCACCCTTAACCATTTTACCTCTATACCAGTTAGGTGTACCTCTATATAAATTAACTGTTTTGGGCTTAAATAATCCCTTTACCATTCCTAAAAGACTTTTCATGCTCCCAATTGGAGCAAGAGCTAAATCTGGGGGATAACCTGTGATAGGTATAATATTACCATCTTCATCATAAGAGGGATTAGGCCCTATCGTTCCATGGGTATCATATTGTTTTTGTAAAAATTGTAGACTATTTTCCCCAATAATATCATCAATATTGTCTGTAGCTACTCCTGTAGATTCAGCTACAGGATATTGTATTAATCCATTCATCTTAGCCCACCACCGCCTCTTCTACGTCCACGTTGTCCTTTACCTCTCTTACGGCCAGCTTCTACTTTAATTGGGTCAGGAATTGTGGCAGTTATTTCGGCAGTATTTAGCATCGTAGCCAGTATGACAAGTTTAATCATATCCCGTACTTCTCCAATTTTTCATATAAATGTTTCATCTCTGCCTCTAATCTACGAATTTTCTCTTCCCATCCTACTGGAGGATGAGAATCCTCTTCTAAAGCTTCAATTCTTTCTTCAAGTCCCTTCAGGCTCGCCATCTTCTTCTTCCTTTGGCTCTACAGTAGTTCTAGTTGCTATAAGATGCTGCTCTTCTTCTCTTAATTCATCTATAAGCCTAGATGCGCTACCAACCTCTAGTTTATCTACAGTTTTAACCATATCCTTGTCCTTCATGCCATGTAAATCTTGTAAATTCTCTACAACGCGCATAAGATTAGAAACATCCTTCTTTTCTTTGGCAAGCTCTATGGTTTCTTTCATTAACTCAAAGGTATAATCCTCTGTAAGTTCGTGGTCTTGCAATAATTTTTGCCTTTCCTCTCTAACCATGGTCTTAAAAACCTCCGATTTCATTGTTCTCTTCCATTTACGCCTCTCACTATCTGTTACTGCTCCCAATGCCCATTCAATGGCAAGGTCATAGTCTGGCTTTAAAGCGAACATAGCAGACAAGTTCTTCATCTTGTCCTGCCCAGACTGTACTTCTATATAGCTTTTCCCAGTAAACGTCGTATTTGTTTTTCGACCTTTAACATTAAGCTTCTTTGACGGATACTTCGGACTAAAAAACGTATAACCCCAAGGAAAACGCAGATAAATGTTAGAAAAACCCCTATTACCTGTATACTCACGTCTGCTAATAACTTTAGCAACATAATCATCGTCTGATATAGCGTACTCACCTGTTTCTGCATCTTTCCAATATTTAAACTCAATATCTTTTTGTTTAGCCTCTCCAGAACGATAAATAGTATAAGTAGTAACCTCCTTATCACCCTTATGTTTGATATTGACTGTATACATACAATTAAATCACTGCTCCTGGATAATAATTCATGGATTGCTGAAAAGACTTAATTCTCTCTTCAGATTGTGATTCAGGACCTGCCCAATGGTATTTAGCCCACCATAATGGTAAGTTCTTGTATGTCAAGCCTTTGAATGAAGCCTTCGGATGGTATCTAACATTTCCCATAAATAACATATTCTGTCCTAAACTAGGTAGTTCACTAGCATCTACTCCAAACTTGGTAGATATACTAGTCCAATCAGGTGCATCTACCTGATTAGCCTTAAACCAGCGTAATAGCCTGTTCATGGCTGTTTCTCCACCCTCACTGGGTCCTAGTTCAAATTGGAATAATCCTCTACCAGGGCCCCCTCCTAGTTGTTTACATACTGGGTCCCTTCTAGATTCGTGGTAAGATATGCGGTCCATGATTTGTTCTAAGAACTCAGCGGTTTGTTTGTAGCGCTCGCTGATGTTGACCAGCATCTGGGTATACATTTGGTCTAAATTATCCATAAAGCCTCTCATTTAAACGGAATAACACAACGGAATATACGGCTATTTAGCTATATAAGGCAATAACTAAGATTATTAGCTACTTCTACGTAGCTACGTTAAACTTAGTATACACTGCTAGTAAACTAATAAGTAGCTACGCAGTATACGTAGCAATAACAACGTAGTCCTTCTACGTAGTAAACCTTACTTAGCTACGTAGCTATATACTACGTAGTAAAATAACCCATTTTCCTATATAAGTCAAGAATTTTTTTATAAAAAATTAACCCTTTAGTCTGGAAAATACCCAAACTCCTATATTTAAAGAACCTATCCCAAGTAAAAGATAGCTTCCTCCTATAGTAAAGAGAAATAAGTTATATAATCCGATAAGTAGATTAAGCCAACGCGCAAACTGAAACATATCACCTTTATTTATCAAGCCTTTCATAGTGTAATTTAAGGGACCTTGGCATATCTTGACGTGAGGTAGGGCAAATCTCAAAAATTATCTGTAGAATGGGTACGCGGGATATACCTGCCTCCCCACCCGTTCGAAATCACGGGCGTGGGGGTCAACTTATGTTGAAAGCGCTGTTGTGTTGACCCTCGTTCGTTACCTCACGACACTCGCTCCGCTCGTGCCACTGGTGATTGCTCCGTGTGGCTCGGTACAGTCCCCCTCTCGCCTTGCAGGCTCAATGTGTGTATAAGCCTGTAGTGTAATAGATGTACTATTACACTCCAATACACACGCTCACTTACTTATTAATAAGGAGTAACATCTTATGAATGAAGCAATGCTCGCGATTGTCAAATTTTTGCAAGACATTAACCCGCTTACCACGAAGGTTACCGATGAAGATGGTAACATTTCGGTAGTCGGGAGAAAGCCTCGCCAAACCGACTCTGCGAAGAAACTGCAGGGTCTATTTGTTCTCAACCCAAAGCCTTTTATTCTGTCTCAACTGGAAAAACTTGTTGAGGACTATAATCCTCTGCTTTGTGTTAGAGAAACGGAACCCAAGCGCACAGCCGATGGAAACATACCGGCTATGGTTTGGGTAGGTCAAGACTTCGCCGAAAGTACTGACGAAGAACTTGCTGACTTTATGGAAGGACTATAAAGTAAGCCATTCTTTCCTATATGCCTCCGCACACCGTATGTGGGGGCATATACCTTTTTTACTACACATAACGTACAACAGCAGGCGTTATGTGACCTTTTTTATATCCCAGTAATCATCGCCACAAAGCGATACCAATGGTATTGTTTTATTCACCTGTAAATAATTGGCTGACAGGTGCTGGGATTAAAATGGCTAGTATCCGGGACATTGAAATGTCTGACTACTACTGAGGCGTGGGCGTATCAGTATAAATAAATCGTCCACAAAGAATTATCCGGATACCATCTAACCGCTGACTTGTGGCCGTACATTGATAATGGCAAGTTACAACCTGATGGACTATGATGGGGAGAATAGTGGCGCGACGAGACGGTTGAATGATACCGGTGAAAGCTACAGGTCTCCCCATATATTTTATTTATGGAGGTTATTATGAGTAAAGATTATATACCATCATTATTGTGTAAGAAATGTTCCAAGTCTTATTTATCTTGTAACTGTAT